GGGTACTTCAACAAATACCAATCTCGAATTGATTGGAGAAGCTTTTGGTAGTGGCTCGGAAGGAATAACAGGCACTACGCATACCATCACTATGGCTGATGGAACTTCAGACGCAGCGAGAACTATGGCAATGACCCTGACAGGGTCTATTACTGCATTAAACACAGTTACCCTTGCACCGAATACAGTCAATAAAGTCTGGGTTATCCAGAACTCGGCAGGTTACGCTGTATCCATTAGTCAAGGTACAGGTGCCAATGTCGTTATTCCCAATGGCGGAATTAAGATGGTTGTGGCAGATGGAGCAGGTTCAGGCGCAGCAGTTACTGATGTACTGGATATGACAGGTGGTACAGGTAACGTAGGACTGGGTTCTGGTAACTTAGGCACAGCCTTAACGACAGGAACAGATAACGTAGCAATAGGTGAAGCGGCACTGGATGCAGTCACTACTGGTTCAGATAACACTGTAGTAGGTGATAATGCTGGTGGCGCAACAACGACAGGTGATAATAATGTAGCAGTCGGATCAGGTGCTTTAGACGCTAACACCACAGGGTCTGACAATACTGCGGTGGGATATAACGCTTTAACAGCATCTACCACAGCTACTAAAAATACTGCTCTTGGCTACTCTGCTGGAGAAGCAATAACCACAGGTGATAGAAATATTACAATTGGCTATAATTCTGGAAAATTAATTGATGAAGGTATTAAGAATGTAGCAGTAGGTTCTTATTCTCTCGATGCTACCACAACTGGTGACGAAAATGTTGCTATTGGTCAAAGTGCTTTAGGAGCTAACACAACTGCTGATTATAATGTTGCCGTAGGTGCAAGTTCTTTATTAGTAAACACCACAGGAACAAATAATGTTGCTGTTGGTGCATATGCTTTAGACGCTAACACCACAGCAGATAACAACACCGCAGTTGGTAAAGACGCTTTAACAGCAAACACCACAGGTACAAGAAATACAGCAGTTGGTAAAAGCGCAGGAGCAGCAATAACAACTGGAACAAATAATACGCTTGTTGGTAAAGAAGCAGGAGATGCACTTACAACTGGTGGTGATAATACTGCGATTGGTCTTGAAGCTCTGGGAACAGCAACTACAGCTAGTGGTAACACGGCTGTTGGTTATGCTGCTTTATACGCAAATACTTCAGGTGCAGGTAACACGGGCATTGGTTTTCAAGCTTTAGACGCTAATACAACGGCAGCAAACTGCACAGGTGTTGGTTATAATGTTTTAAGTGCTAACACCACAGGAGCTGATAATACTGCTCTTGGTTCACAGGCTCTAGCAGCTAATTCCACAGGTGCTAACAACGTAGCAGTAGGACAACTGGCTTTAAATGACAATACCACGGCATCTAGCAATACAGCAGTAGGTTATAATTCTTTAGCAGTAAACACCACATCAGGTAATAATGTTGCTATTGGTTATGGAACTTTAGCTGCACAAACATCAGGCGGAGAATCTAATACTGCTGTTGGTTATAATGCAGCAACCTCTAATACGACAGGAGATAATCTAGTCGCCATTGGTAATCAGGCATTAGACGCAAACACCACTGGTTCAGGTAATATTGCAGTAGGTCGGAACGCACTAGGAGCAAACACCACAGCAAGTAACAACACAGCAGTTGGTCACGAGGCTTTAGTAGCAAACACCACAGGTGCTTCTAACACAGCAGTTGGTTATACATCTTTAGACGCTAATACAACTGGTTCAAACAATGTTGCGGTAGGGCAAGATGCTTTAGGAGCAAACACCACAGCTAGTGATAACACAGCAGTTGGTTTATCAAGTTTAAAATTAAATGTAACTGGCACGTCAAATACGGCTGTTGGTAAAGACGCACTAAGAGCCAATTTAGCTGATAACAATACAGCAGTTGGTATGGATGCTTTAACAGCAAACACAACAGGAGGTGCTAATACCGCAGTTGGTAAAGATGCTTTGATAGCTAATACGACAGCAGGTCAAAACGTAGCTATTGGTAGATTAGCTTTAGCAACAAATACAACTGGAGCAGATAATACCGCAGTCGGTACGGCTGCTTTAACAGCGAATACAACAGCAAGCAATAATACAGCAGTTGGTTTAGAGGCTTTAACAGCAAACACCACAGGAGCAGGAAATACTGCTGTTGGTGCTATAGCTTTAGATGCGATTACGACATCTAGCAATAATACTGCTGTTGGACACGAAGCATTAACAAACGCCACTACAGGTACTGGCAATACAGCGTTAGGTAAAGGTTCGATGACGGGTGTGGTCGCTGGATCAAACAATGTTGCCGTTGGTTACACTGCATTGTCTGCTAACACGACAGCATCGAATAATGTTGCTATGGGTTATAATGCCTTAGTCGCAAACACCACAGGCGCTTCTAATACAGGAGTAGGAACTTATGCTTTAGATGGTAATACCACAGGTGATAATAACACAGCAGTAGGCTACAACGCTTTAAGCGCAGTCACTACAAGTAGTAACAATGTGGCATTAGGTTTTAGAGCTGGTCAGGCAATAACAACAGGCGGTAGGAATACTTGTATTGGAGAAGGTTCAGGAATAACAGGAAGTCCTAGCGGTAATCTTACTACAGAAAGTAATATTATGTGTTTAGGTGACGATAATCTAGGAACTTTATTTTGCACACAAGGCACAATTAATACTTCTGATGTCCGAGATAAAAGAAATATTACAGATTTTAGTAATGGTTTAGACTGGATAAATAAAATGAAGCCAGTTACTTACCAATGGGATAGAAGGTCTTGGTATGTTGATGAAGATGCTACACCTGAAGATATACTGGCAGTAAAAACTGATGGCTCTTTAACAAAACCTAAAGTTGAAGTAGGACTTATAGCGCAAGATGTACTAGAAATAGAAAAAGAACACGGTTTTGGTAGTAATAATGATAATAGTCTTTTAGTTAATTTAACTGAAGATGAAACTAGATATGGTATTAACTATACAAATATAGTGCCTATGTTAATCAACGCAGTCCAAGAACTTTCGGCAAAGGTCGAAGAATTAGAAACAAAAGCACACGATAAGTGCAAGGAGTAAAATAAAATGGCAGTAACAAAAGCAATGACTAAAGCGATACCGCATGAAAAGTCAAGCAAGGCACAAGAATGGCATATGCAAATGAAGTACGAGAACGATAGTGAAGGTGATGCAACCTACTATACTACTACTTTTCATCATGTAGCAATAGCAGCCGATGGTGATTTTACCGCAGCAGCTAAAGGCTCATTCAGCCTAGCAGCCTTGACAGCGCTATGTCCTGTATCTAGTTGGGATGCTATATTCGCCAGTCAAGTAGATTCGGTAATTACGAGTCCTGTAGTTCCGCCAGTCGCTGATGAATCTTTTGCAGTACCTAGCTAATAGGATGCAGGATGTATTAAAACTACTTACAGTAGGAACTGTAATAATAGGCTTTATCTTATTTAACGATAACGATAAATCTGTAGAGCATCAAGAAGCTAGTAGTTCTTTTGGTCAATTATGGCAAGAACATCAGCAATTGCCTTAAAGGAAATAATATGGAACATGAAGTAGAAATCTATACAATGCCAGCCGTATTTATGTTAAAGGCAAAAATACCTGACGGATTGGTTGAAGGATTAAATGATTACTTGGATGAATTACGGGAAGATGAAGAAAGGGAATCTTTGGCAAAAACCCTAGTCGGGCAGATTCATCAGGGAGAGCAGTTAAATATTCCCCCTACTGACGATGAGCGTGTTAAGCCATATACAGAATATTTATGTAACTTAGGGGTTGCCTATATTAATCATTTCATTAATTCCACAGGGGTTAAATTTAAGACTAATAAACAGGTAGACCTAGACGAACTTTGGTCGGTACATAGTTTTGAGGGAGACTATAACCCGATTCACGATCACGGCACAAAAACCATAACAGGAATTTCCTGTACGACATGGACTAAAGTGCCACAACAGATTTTAGACCAGCCAACATCAGGCACCACAGAATACAGTTTGTATAATGATTCAGGGCATAGTGATGGCTGTTTAGCGTTTCAATATGGTAGAAATTCATTGATGGATGCAGATAGATTGTTTCCACCACAAAGTTGTGTGGTTAAGCCAGAAGTAGGGGTGCAATATATGTTTCCCAATGGCTTACAGCATATGGTATATCCTTTCTTTGGAGAGGGTGAGAGAAGAACAGTTGCAGCAAATTTAAACTGCTGGGATGTAAAAGAAGCAGCTTAATGGCGAAAATGACTGTGAATCAAGTGGTAACAGATTTAGCGAAGCATGAAGCAGTTTGTGCGGAGCGTTGGTTAGAAATACTTAATCGTGTAAAAAGGGTTGAAATCTTTATTGTTGCAACCCTCGTTACGTTATTATTAGGTATGGGAAGTATACTGACAGGTCAACTTTTTTAAAGGAAATAAAATATTATGGATATGATAGTTAATTTAGTGGGTTGGATTGCGATAATAGTTACAGTGGCATCACTGATTACTGCTCTTACTCCAACACCAAAAGATAATGCTTGGATGGGAAAGATATATAAAATCATTGAAACATTGGCTTTAAATATTGGAAAAGCGAAAGATAAATAATGTATGAATATAGTTGTAAAGTTGATAGAGTCGTTGATGGCGATACTATTGATGTTATTTTGGACTTGGGCTTCGATATTCTTTATCGTTCTAGGGTTCGTCTTTACGGCATTGATACGCCCGAATCTAGGACACGAGATAAAGATGAAAAAGTTAGAGGTAAACTAGCTGGTGCATTTTTACAAGTCGCTGTAGATAACGGCAATAAAGTTATCATACAAACTAAATTAAAAGATTCTAAAGGTAAATTTGGTAGAGTTTTAGGAGATGTTGTTGTTGATGGCGTTAATATAAATCAAGCCATGATAGCTAATAATTTAGCTGTAGCTTACTTTGGTCAATCTAAAGATGACATAGAAGCAGAACATTTAGTTAATAGACAAAAATTAATTGATGCTGGTATGTATACACCAGTTGAATAAATGAATGAGGTATTTTCATTAATAGCTGATGTTGGTTTTCCTATTGCTATGGCTTTGATTGGCGGATTCTTCATATTTCTTACTATCAAGTACATTTTGGAAAGCGTTATTGGTCAAGTAGATGCTATACATGGTATTGTTTCTTCATTGGATAATCGAGTAAAAACAATGAATCACGATATGATCCGAATGGATGCTACCTTATGTAGTGTTATTGGTATTCGACCTGACCTTGAAAGGATAGCTAGAGCTAATGGCAAAGAAGATGCTAGAAGGGATTAATGGATATAGCTACAATCATCAGCGAATACGGATTTCCTATCGTAGCTACAGTTGGTCTGCTATATATGATTTATTTTATTTGGGGGTTTATTACTAATAATATAAAAAAGAAATTATCAGAAACTTCTGTTACCTTAATTGAGTTAATTGACAGAATTAGAATGCTGGATAATGACATCATTCGACTTCAACAAAAACTCGATACTGTAATTGAATTAAGAGAGTCTGCTAAACATGAAAAAAAGAATAAAAAGATTAAATGATAACGGATTGTTAATAATAGGGTGGTTAATCTTGCTATCTTTTTGTTCTGCTTCAATCAAAGCAGATATTATTACATTTAAGTTTCATAACCCTTCTTTTAGTGGTATTGGTACATCAGCCCATTATTTAACTATAGATGAGCAGGAAAATTCCAGAAGGGAAAAGATTGCCGAAGATATAGAATCCGCTTTAAACGAAGCTGCTAGAGATGCCGATAACACTACTTTAGCTAAATTTCTTAGAAATCTGGAATCTCGCATTTATTCCCAGCTTTCCCGTGATCTTGCTGAATCCCTGTTTAATAGTGACACAGGCGGCACAGGCGGAAGTATTGTTTTGGAAGGTAATGTGATTACTTTTGTTAATACTGGTACGGAGATTATATTAACTATTATTGATGAAGATGGAGTAACAACAGAGATTATAATTCCTGTAGGGTCTTTTGGTATCTGTTCTTCAGATGAATGCGTACCTTAATCATATGGTTGTATTTTTTGTTAATTTCAGGATGTGCTGGAATAACTGTAGTAGGAGATACTGAAGGTCCAATCATTGAAAGACCTTCCTTGCAAGCACTTATAGATTTACCCGTTCCAGAACAGAAAGCGGTTGTTTCTGTTTATAAGTTTCCCGATCTGACTGGACAACGTAAGTCAGCAGATAATATGGCTTTATTCAGCACAGCCGTTACTCAAGGCGCTGATTTATACTTAATCGAAGCATTGATTAATGCAGGAAAAGGAAGCTGGTTCACTGTTGCTGAACGTGTCGGTTTAGACCATTTAACTAGGGAAAGGCAACTCATTGTTTCTACTAGGAATAGTTACGATGGAGAAGGTGCCAATAAATTAATGCCGTTATTATATTCGGGATTAATCATGGAAGGAGGCATTATTTCTTATGATGCCAATTACCAGACTGGTGGTACGGGAGCGCGTTATTTAGGGATAGGATTGACTAATCAATACAGAAGGGATCGTGTTACAGTAGCTTTAAGAGCTGTTCTTGTCCAAACTGGAGAGATAATTTTAAATGTATCAGCAAGCAAAACAATATTTTCTGTTGGTGCTGGTATGGATGGTTTTAGATTTACGGAAAACGGGACCGAATTAGTTGAACTGGAATCAGGGATAACTGAGAATGAAACAACGGGATATGCAGTAAAATCTGCCATAGAAACAGCAGTTTACGCATTAATTAAACAAGGAATTGATAGAGATGTATGGGATATAAAGACGGAGGATTGATATGAGACATTTTATTATTATGGGAATGTCATCTTTTATACTTTTGGTTTTAGCTTGTACTGCAAGTGTCGCTTTTGGAGCAAATAACCTGATATATATTACCCAATCTGGAACTGGATTAACAATGAATATCGACCAGATTGGCAATAGTAATACTGTGGGATCAGCGCAAGCTAGAGCTACGTTTACTGGATCGACAGTCACTGTTGATATTGACCAAGTAGGCGATAGTAATACGCTTGCAGCAAGTGCTGTTCAAGCCAATAACAGTAGTTTTACAGTTAATACGACAGGCGATAGTAATGTCACTACCCTCGCTGGTGGTGCCACTGGAGATATAGCAGGTACGGATTTTGATTATGCAGCCACAGGAGACAGTAATGTTCTTGTGATGACACAAGGAGCAGCAGCCACTGCCACAGGTGGTAATCAGGATTTTGCGGTAACAGGAACTTCAAACAACATTAATGCCACCTGTGAGGTTGTGGGTTGTATTAATAACTGGACAGTAAGTGGGGATGGTAACGATATAGACACTACCCAAACAGGTAATGCAGACCATTCCATTACTGCTTCTATCACAGGTAATAGCAATAATATTGACATTGACCAAACAAATAGTGGCGCAAGCACCAGTGGTATCGTGAATATTGTATCAACAACAACAAGCGGCACGATTGATATAGATCAATGCACAAGTGGTTGTTAGCGCTTATTCCTGTTGTTTCTTTTGCACAGGTAGGAGAAATATCTGAATTAAGAGGAAATAGTGAAGTTTTACGCACTAACCAGCAGGATAAATTATTGGCAGAGCTAGCTTTAGATATTTTTTCTTTTGATGATGTCCGTACTGGCGATGGTCGAATAGCTATTGAGTTTCTTGATTCTTCTACAGTTAGGTTGACAGAACATTCCAAGATTATTATTGACGAGTATATTTATGATCCTAATCCAGCCAAAAGCAAGATGGCACTTCGTATGGCTAGTGGTACGGCAAGATTTATTACAGGCGCATTAGGCAGGATCAATAAAGAAAATATCAGTATTAAGACTCCAACAGCCAATATTGCGATTCGTGGAACTGATTTCACTACTACAGTAGATGAGATAGGCAGAAGTCTGGTTATTCTTTTACCTGATGCAGATGGAACTTCGTCAGGAGAAATAACAGTAGATTCGTTAGCAGGTACTGTGGTGCTAAACGAGCCTTTTCAGGCAACGATGGTCAGTGTAGGTGAATCCATGCCGACAAAGCCAGTAGTTTTAATCAACTTAACCCTTGATTTTATTGATAATTTATTAATTGTTAATCCGCCAGATGAAATTGAAAGGGCTGTGGAAGAACAAAGTGCTACAGCTTCCAATATACTGGATGTTGATTTACTGGAAGAAACTGAACTGGATGAGAATGATCTTGATGAGAATGAGTTGGATGAAGTCAATCGTTTAGATATAGACCTATTGAACGTGGATTTTCTTGCTGATTTATTGGATGTCATTGAAGATGTCGGTAAAGATAAAGAAAAGGTCAGTGAGTTGGATGGAGTTCAATTGGAAGGAATATTGGCAGGATTTGACCAGAATAATCAGACTTATACCTTCGTGGAAGGTGAAATATTAACCATTTTCAGGCAAGTGGAAAATACAGTTGATTTGGAACTGGATAAGGAAGGAGCTTATAACCTTAATATTTTAACTGCTGGAAAACAAATAAGGGCAACAATCAATGGTGGTGGCGATAGTTCGATTACTATTAATCAGTCTAATTAGCCTTCCCTTATGGGCGGCAGATAATACTGTTGAAGTAAGAACCAAAGGCAGTGGTACTGAGATTCTGGTAGATCAGATAGGTGCAGGTAATACCGCGAGGGTATGGTGCGGATTGTCCGATGGCACTTTTGATACTCATTTATGCACCAATGCCGATATTGATATAGACCAGACTGGCGATGGAAACCTTGCAAAAGCCTATTCACAGTTTACTAATCATACGAATAATGAATATACGATTCAGCAGGAAGGGGATAATAACACCGCTTACCTTGATCTGGATTACAGTAATAATGTTACCACCATTACCCAGATAGGAAATGATGATTATGCTGAGATATATATGGGCGGTGATAACAATAACTATATCATTAGCCAAACAGGGGATGATTTCTACGCCAAGATGTACGCTTTCGGTGATTATTCTGACTGGACAATCACACAATCTGGAACAGGAAACCATAACGCTTACATAAAATCCTGTGGTAATTGCAATAATAATGATGCAACGATTACACAATCAGGTAGTGGTGCTAAAGACGGGGATATAGAATTTAGAAATAACCCATCAGATAACAATACAGTCAATCTAACGCAAAGTGGTAATGGCACTCATGTCGGGAATATTTTAGTAAAACAGGGTAGTTATACAGTTAATGCTACACAATCAGGCTCAACGAACCAGAATTACACAGTAACATTGGATTGCACTGGTACTTGCAATAAAACGATTACAGTCAATCAGTATGATTAGATATGTGCAATTATTTGCATTAATTGTATTATTTTTTATTCCAGTATCTTTCCAATGGGAACCTTTAGAGGTACTAAAACTAAAGACTTTTGATGCTTTAGTCGCTGAAAAGCCACCTTCGGGTTACTTTACAATTCTCAATATCACTGAAGAAGATATTGATAAAGAAGGCGGGTATCCTTTACCTAGACAAAGATTGGCTGAAATACAGATAGAATTACTACAAAAAGGTGCTATAGGAGTAGGTTGGGTTATTGGATTCCCACATAAAGATAGATTGGGTGGCGATGATGCTTTTGCCGAATCCTTGAGTTATGCACCTTCGGTTCTGCCTTTATTTGAAAATAATAATAACCAATATCCCAAGACGATTGGTACAGTCATATTGGGGGAAGATACTGGCGGTATTGAATCACAAGGTGTGCTTAACAATATTCCAATGTTGTCAGAGGTTGCCAATGAAGGGATAGCAGTAGCAAGAACTGATATAGATAATCTAGTCAGGCGTTTACCATTATTAATGCGTACTCCTGATGGTTGGGTTCCTGCTTATGGCACAGAAGTATTAAAAGTATTGGTAGATGCTGATACTTATGTCATAAAGACAAATCAAAATGGTTTAGAAGAAATAAGGGTTAGAGGTTTACCTGCCGTGAAAGTGGATTCGTTTGGCAGAAAGTGGATCAGTTGGGTAGATACACCACAGACAACTTTGGAAGAAATGGATGTAGAAGGTAAGTTTGTATTTGTCGGTGTCACTGCCAAAGGAGTAATGCCTCAACTTGCTACTCCAGTAGGTTTATTGGAACCACATAAAATACAGGCAGCTTTGGCTGAAAGTATTTTAATAGAAGATAGCCCTTATATACCTGATTATGCTTTAGCATTAGAGATGCTGATACTTTTTTTCTCAGTGGCTCTTATTTGGCTTGTATTGCTTTTATTTGGTATTACGCTAGGTATTAGCCTATTTGCAGCAATAATGTCTGTAAGCGCGTATTTCGGCTTCTATATGATACAACATGGATTATTGGTCGATGTTACTTGGACTTTAATATGCCAGTTTATAGCAGGAGCTACGGCATTTTATCTAAGATTTAGGCAGCAATATAAACTTAGACAACAGATTAAAAAGCAATTTGGCAAATATCTTGATCCTAGAATGGTTAAGAAATTACAGGATAACCCTGCATTATGTAAAGTTAATGGAGCGCGAAGGGATTGCAGTATTATTTTTACTGATCTTAGAGGATTTACCAGTTTATCTGAATCTGTTGAACCAGAGCAGGTAACTTACATAATGAATAATGTATTGAATGTTCAGGTAAATGCGGTCAATCAATATGAAGGGGTCACTGATAAATTTATTGGTGATGCTGGAATGTTTCACTGGAATACTATTTTACCGCAGGAAGATCACCATAATTTAGCTTTACAGGCTGCAAGACAGATAGAAACAAATATAATTGAATTAAATAAAAAGTTTAAAGAAGAAGGAATCCCTGAAATAGCGATAGGTATAGGTGTCAATTCAGGTATTTGTATTGCAGGTAACTTTGGTGCTACGGATAGATTTGCTTTTTCCCTTATCGGTGATCCCTGTAATGTAGCTGCAAGATTGGAAAGTGCGACAAAAGTAGCAGGAGTTAATGTACTGATTGGTGAAGAAACTTCTAAGTACAGTAATTTTAAATTAAAATCATTGCAACCTATTGAAGTTAAAGGAAAAGAAAAACCATTAGAAGTATATACATGGGAAAACAATTACAGTTAATCAATATTAATGGAAATATCAAATGAAGTTTAAACTTATAAAAAATATTATCGGTGCTGTAGCTCCTACAATTGGTACGGCTTTAGGCGGTCCAATGGGAAATATGGCAGCAAATATGGTGGCTGACGTATTAGGATGTGATCCTGCTCCAAAAAAAATAGAACAAGCCATGCAAGCAGCAACACCAGAGCAACTTACAGAACTTAAAAAGATTGATGCTGACTTTGAAGTAAAGATGAAAGAACTCGATGTTGATCTATATGCCCTTGAAACACAGGATATACAAGATGCCAGAAAAGCTTTTAAAGAAGATTGGACTCCAAAAGTATTTGGTCTTATTGCTTTGATAGCTTTTGTGGGTTACATATTTACTGTAACTATTTTACCTCCAGATCAAAATAGCGACACTATTGTTAGTTTGGTATTAGGATATTTAGGTGGTCTTGTATCAGGTATATCTAGTTTTTATTTTGGAGCTTCTAATAAAGAAGAAAAATCATAAAGAATATGGATAACGAGAAACTAATTGAAGAATTGAAACGGGATGAAGGAATTGAGCATAAAGCTTATCAGGATTCATTGGGCATATGGACAATCGGTGTTGGCAGAAATATTCAGGAAGTTGGCTTATCTCAAGATGAAATAGAATATTTACTGGTAAATGATATTATTCAATGCACGAAAGAATTGAATAAAACATTTGATTGGTATAAGGATTTAAACGATGTTCGTGCAAGAGCATTAATCAATATGTGTTTCAATCTAGGTCTAACCAGATTACTCGGTTTTAAAAAATTTCTTGCAGCAATGGAAGCAAAAGATTGGGAAAAAGCCGGTATAGAAATGATGGACAGCAAATGGAGTAAACAGGTTGGAGCGAGAAGCGAAAGACTAAGAATAATGATAGTAGAGGGTTAAATGCCATTAGTTAAATATATTTTCAAACCCGGTATTAATAAAGAAGGAACTAACTACAGCAACGAGAATGGTTGGTACGATGCCGATAAAGTCAGATTCAGGAAAGGCAGACCTGAAAGAATTGGCGGATGGTTAAAAAATAGTAGTAATAGCTTTATAGGAACCTGTAGAAAAATTCTTGTATATAATGATACTGCCGGTACAAATTATACTATAGTGGGAACCCATCAAAAACTGTACGTCAAGGAAGGAGTCAGTTTTTATGATATTACGCCTGAGAGGGCTACCACTACCGATGGTATTACATTTGCGGCTACTGATGGATCATCCATCATTACTGCTACCGATAGTTCTCATGGAGCTAAAGAAGGTGATTTTGTAACAATAAGCGGTGCAGTTACTTTAGGTGGTTTAATTACTGCCGATGTTCTAAACCAAGAATATCAAATAGCTTCTGTTCCAACGACAAATACTTATACTATTACGGCAAAAGATACTTCTGGCGATGAAGTGACAGCAAATAGCAGCGATTCCGGTAATGGCGGTTCAGGCGTTGATGGCGTATATCAGATTAATTCTGGATTGGATGTTTATGTTAAGTCAACGGGATGGGGAACCGATGCTTGGGGTTCAAGTACATTTGGATCATTATCCGCCAGCAATCAATTAAGATTATGGTCTATTGATAATTTCGGGGATGATGTTCTTGCTTGCGTGAGAGGCGGTGCTATTTATTATTGGGATGAATCAGCCGGTACATCCGCACGGGGAACAAATCTTACCGCAATAGGCGGAGCGAGTGATGCTCCCACCATAGCATTACAGGTAATGGTATCGGATGTTGATCGGCACGTTATAGCATTTGGTTGCAATACAATCGGAAGTAGTACGATTGATCCGTTATTGGTAAGATTTTCAGATACAGAGAGTGCCGGAGATTGGACTCCCACGGCAATTAATCAGGCGGGTGGTGTCCAGTTATCGCAAGGATCAGAGATTATAGGCGCTCTTAAAACAAGACAGGAAATATTAATATTCACCGATGTTGGATTGGTTTCCATGAGGTTTGTGGGATCACCTTTTGTTTTTTCATTTAATGAGGTTGCCGAAGGCTTTTCCTTGATATCTCCGAATGCATCCATTAATGCGGATAATAAAGTTTATTTCATGGATAGAGGCGGATTTTATGTTTACTCAGGTTCTGTATCCAGATTGCCCTGTTCCGTATTGGATCATGTTTTATCTGATCTGAATCTGGAACAGGCACATAAGATATTTGCCGGTGTTAATTCCAATGCCAATGAGATTATATGGTTCTATCCGTCAGGAAGCAGCAGTGAAGTTGATAAATATGTTTTATATAACTTCTTGGAGCAAGTCTGGTCAGTAGGAACAACAACCGATAACTTTGTAAGAACCGCTTGGGATGAGGCAAATCTATTGGATTATCCCATTGCAGCCAGTAAGAACAGTAGCTCGGTCAACACCAATTATTTATATGATCACGAGAAGGGTCACGGAGATGATGGTAGTGCATTTACCGCCTATATAGAATCCAGTGATTTTGATTTACAGCCTGATGGGGATCATTTTCTTCACATTTCAAGATTGATACCTGATATAGAATTTAGGGATCAACAAACAACTGATGATACAGTGTCTTTTATCATCAAAGGCAGGGATTATCCTTTATCAAGTTTATCAACTTTACAGACAATAAGTGTTACCCCTGAATCTACATTCAGCAATACAAGAGCCAGAAGCAGACAATGTGCATTAAGAATATCAAATTCTTCGAGTGATTTTGGCTGGCGATTGGGAGACTTGAGATTGGATATTAGACCTGACGGGAAGAGATAGATGACTAATTCAAGGAATAAAGGAGCGAGTTTTGAAAGAATGATAGCAAATTCATTGTCGGAAGAGCTTGGTCTTGTGGTTAAATTAAAAAGAATACTGGAACAAACCAGAGAAAAACATTTACCAGATTTAATTTTTGGTGATTGGCATTTGGAATGCAAGCGATATGCAAGCGGAAAAGAACCAGCTACTGCATGGTGGGAACAAGTTGTAGAAGCTTCCAAAGATAAAGGTACGCCTACATTAATTTATAAATTTGATAGGCAACCAATTAAAGTTAGATTGCCGTTACACGCTGTAAATAATTATTTACCAGTTAATAATTTTATTACTTGCGATTTATTTTTTGAGGACTTTGTTTACTTAATCAAAGTGCTATATCCAGAACACATTGAAGAATATAACAAGAGGGCAGCTTAAATGGATATTAGAAGTATTTCATTACCATTGCCTTCGGAAGAATATGACGCAAATGATGAAGCGGTTACACGAAGAAGTATTGAACAGGCAATTGAAGATATCAGTTTTAAAATTAAACGATTGGAAGAACTGAGAACCACAGTTGCCAGTAACTCACTTAAAAGACATTCTTTTCTGCTAATGGGCGCTAAAGATGGCTGATATTTTAAAAGTATTGGGTCAACTAGACCCGTCAGCAACTACTGTAACCACGTTATATACAGTACCTGATATGACACAAACAACCATTAGTTCGCTCGTTATATGTAATCGTACAGGGTCGGCTATTACCTTCAGGGTAAGCGTTCATCCTGCCGGAGCTGGCGCTAATGACAAACAATATATTTTTTATGATGAATCATTGGCGGCAACTACCACACGAACAGTAGTTATAGGAATGACATTGGCACAAACTGATGTAATAAAAGTATACGCAAGCGGAGCTGATGTCAGTTTTAATTTATTCGGCTGTGAAACTAAAGAGGTTAGATAATGGCACAATATAAAATACAACAAGGTGATACCTTGTCAGCATTAGCTAGAAGATACGGCACTACAGTAGATGCTTTAATGGATGCTAATCAACAAATTAAAGATAGAGACTTAATCTATTACGACAGAATGATGAATGTACCCGGTGCAGCAACACCAGTTACTGTGACTCCTCCAGCCGATCAAGGCGCTATTGCCGGAATGCCTACCCACGATATGATAGATGGTATTCCAGTACCATCCGATATGGGAAAACCTTTCTTGCAGCCTGTTCATCCTTCAGTTGATCAACAAATAGCTGGTATGTCTAATGTGGAAATGGCGGGTGGAATGTCCGCAGGTGTTGATCTTTCTGGTCAGCCAACATTACAAGAATTAGGAAAATCAGCATGGGATTGGTTTAAAAGACCAGCACCTGATGAAGGTCAAATACCGGGCGCATCTAATATCGAGTATGATCCAAATACAGGGATGCCAGTTGGTCTTGGTGTTTCTGGTCAGCCAACATTGCAAGAATTAGGAGCTGGTATTTTTAATGCACTAGAACCTGTTGCTGCTAATGTTTCAGAGAAAGTTGCTAAAGCAACAGAAAATGCTACAAAAGCAGTTAATAAAGCAGTAGATGAAGCACCAGATGCAATAAAAGGTGGTATTACTAATTTTTTAAATGAGGATGTTGGTGCAGTAATTAACGGATTAGATAGAGCCGATCAATACATTAAATCTGGAGAACTTGGTTTAGATGTTACTAAAGCTAGTAAAGGTGCAGAAAAATTAATTACAAAGTATGCAGATATAGTTAAAAAATACGCAAGTGAAGGAGCAGAGAGTCTTGCAAAAAATACTGATTTAATAAGAAAAGATTTTCTTTATACATTATCAGAGTTTGTTCAAGACAATAACCTCGATACAAGAAGTATAGTTGAGACAATTGATGTCGATTGGTTATACGCTGCAACTGGAGTTAGGAATAAAAAGAAAGAACGGGCAGAGAAAATAAGGTTAGCTAAAATAGAACGAGAAAGACAAAGAAGAATGGCAGCATTACAGAATATGCCTGAAGGACAGTATGGTACTTATGCAGGAGGCGGTTTAGTACAACAAGCACAGAATGTAGCGGCACAGGGTCGTTATGGCGATTCCATGTTAATGCACGTTAATCCAGCAGAAGTTGCAGGATTATCACAAGTAATGCCTATAACAACTAATCCAGAAACAGGGCAACCGGAAGCTTTCCTTCCTTTCTTGGTACCATTATTAGGCTCATTGGCTGGCGGTGCGTTAGGCACTGCTGGAATGTTAGGCGGCAGCATAGGTACTATAGGAGGAGCGGCATTAGGTTCTGGTTTAGCTACATTTGCACAAACAGGTGATGCGCAGAAAGGTTTATTAGCTGGATTAACAGGTTATGGTCTGGGTAAATTATTACCGATGATGGGTGGTCCTTTCGCAGCTAAAGAAGCAGCAGGAGCAGCAGGAGCAGCTACAACACCAGTAGTATCAGGAGATACACTTAGTGGATTAATGGGTACTCATGGTGGAAACCAAGCTGCATGGATGGCTGCTAATCCATCTATAACTAATCCAAATTTAATTCAAGCTGGTTCTACTTTAAATATTCCGGGTAGTTCGGCAGGAGCGCAACCATTTTCATGGGGAGCATTAGGTACGGCAGCTAGTAAACCCGGAACATTTGTTCCTATGTTAGCAGGTTCTTCTGGACTTGGAATGATGGAGTCACAAGAACAATTCGCACAACAGATGGCAGATTTAAAAAGAAAGAATGAAGCAGAATACAATCGAATGATAGCAGAGCATCCTGAATATGTGCCAATGCTTCAAGGTAATAGAACATTTGCCGCTCAAGGCGGAAGAATTGGTTATCAAGGTGGTGG